ATTCAGACGGCACCAAGCATTCACGCGGCAAAATAAAAGGTGCTGAAGGAGAATGGAAAGAACGCTCCCGCAAGCACCGATACGTTATGATGTTTGATAAGAAACTGGATTTACTGTGGTAGAGTAATATTTGTGTTTTCTGTCTGAATCAGATTATCGTTTATATATTCCGAAGAATCTGAATACAACATTTCAACTCTCATATCATTTAAGAATTGTTGTAAATGAATTTCTCTTAAGACATAAATGTTTCTCTTCTCATTATTTTTTCGAGTTTCATACACGAAATTTGTTACTCCAGATACTGGATCGTCTATGAGAGTGATATTTGATCCAAGTGAAGAATCATTTGTGTAGGTTGTTCCATTATCGGTGTATGTAAGTTTGAAATTCTTATCAACAACCTTTCCTGCAGGAAGAACTAATCTTCCACTAGAATCTTTAACTTCTTTTGTTTCATAAAATCTTATATCAGAAAGTTTAGATCCGTACTTACTTTCCGCAAAATTATATAACTGATAGTTTGATAGAGGCCAATCATTTCTTACGTTTGTAATCCCTGCAGTAATTAAAACAACCCAGTCTAAGTCTGGATCTCCATAAAGAGCATCTGCTACGGTATCTGGTCTACCACCTTCTGGAATTTGATACTTATTAAAGAAGGTAAATGAATTATATAAGTCTTCACGTAGTTTAACTCTTCTGAATAAATTCTTTGTTAGAACATAATCTTGAGAAGAATCCTTACCTGGTAAGAATGATTGATATGCTAGGTTTGGTAGTTCTCTAAAGTATCCCATCAGTATCCTACTCCTATTTGACCTTCAGGTGTAGTGTAATCTGACGCATAAATTGGCTCAAGTTCTTTGAACGATAAATTCATAACAGTTGATACTGGAGCACCATCAGAATACGTTGCATAAACATTTTCTCCAGTATAATTCACAGACATATTTTCAAGAGCACATCTCTTAAATCTATGTAGATATTCATTATTTCCTTGTCCCTTTTTATATCTTAACTCAAAAATATTAGGACTTCTTAAGAAGAGATCGGATTGACCATCTTGTGGAGACATATGTATTTTCAAACTTCTTATAATCTGCCTAATTTGATTCGCTTCATTTTCATCTCTTGGCGTCATCTTAAATGAAAATCTGAAGTTACGAATTGTTGGTCCATTAAACAACAATTCCATATTAGGATTCAAAATTTGCCCAGAGGTTCTTGCAAGTGCTTGATTGAGTGATAGGTTTCCAATACCAGCAAGTCCAGCAGCATCTGCCGCTAATTTTGCCAAGATTAATGATTTTGCTCCACTCGCCGCCAAACCACCAGCACTACCACCAATTGCTGCCCCAGCTGCAGCAATTGCATCTGTTAAGTCAAATTTACCATTTTTAGTGATATCAGTAGTCATAAGCTTACCAGCTAGAGATGCTAGTTCTGCCGTAACTCCATCCAAAGTATCATCTGAATAATTAACCTGATTGGTATCAACGATACTAGAAGGCATCGGAAGTAGTATTATACCTTCAGTTGTTACTGATGATTTAGATAACTGTCTTCCTTGCAGTCCTTTTGGTGGGTTTGTTCCATTAATTGGATTACCCACTCCTCTGTTTGTCAAACCAGTAGAAAAAAAATCTTGGTTACCCGTACTGACTAAAGAAACATTATTTCCTCCTCTTGAAACCAGATTTATCTGAAGATAATCAGTCTCATCCGTTAGTGCTTCGTATGGGTATCTTAATACGTTCGCCATTTGGCTACTTTTTTAACTATTTAGACGGATGTTTGCAAAAGGTATCTCCTGTAAATCTGATAGTTCATAAGAATAAACTTCATACAATTGACCAGCAACTTCATTCCAGGTGTATTGTCTTAGGTCACCCCAGTGAAAGTTAATTGCTTTAAATCCCCAATTATACACTTCCGTTACTGCAACTAATGGATTTTGATCGTATGTGATATTTGGTGTTTTTGGATTGTATATAAAAGTATAATATCTTCCTGCTTCTGGAACTCGCCCACTCTCTTGCAAAACATCCAGTAATTCGATCATTAGATCATCTGGATCTTCAATACCTATGAGATTATCTATTACCGATCGAACACGATTTTCGTTATCATCGGTTGGATTTTTACTTCTTCTTTCTTTAAGTGTCTTTCTTGGCATTTAAACACCTAGTTCGTTTTCTGTTAGAACTTTAAACTCATAACCACGATCTAGACACCATTCCTTTGCCGCTTCCCATTTTGCCATATTCTTGGCATATTCATATGCCTCATAGATATAACTCTTTGTTTGTCTTTTGGGTTTTGGTGGAGGAGCAGTTTGTTTTTTTGGTTTGATTTCGATAATGTATTTTTTAATTTTTCCAGAACTTTCTATAACTTTGATATAGAAGTCTGGAAAATATCTATGTACTCTATTGTCAATTGGTGATCGATATGGTAGTGCTATTTCTTCACTACCCCATTCTAAAATTTTCTCATTCAAGTCACAGTAAACCATAAACTTTCGTTCCCACAAAGATCGATATATGATATTGGTTGGATCTCCTTTATATTTTTTTGGAAACGAGGGTTGATATTTTCCCCTGTACGCCATCTAAATACTTAATAATGTAAAGTCTATAATAATATTTAGATATGGGAAATCAGACCATAGCAAGATCTGCAAAATTTACCCCTGCTCAATTCATAAGAAAATATGGAAATATTTCCATTAATAATAGATTTGTTGTGTCTATAGACTTTCCCGAAAAAGTTCGAGAAAAATTTAGAGGTCCATCATATTCTGGAACCTCAACTACTAATACAGAAAAAATTGAATCCGAACTCTTAGAAATGCTTTGTACTGATGCATCTTTGCCTGGATCAACTTTTGCTACTTCCGAAATAAAAGACAGTTATATGGGAGTGACGCAAGAATTTGCACATACTAGATTATACACAGATATTGATTTTACATATTATATCGATACCGAATATAGAGTTTTGAGATATTTTGAGGCATGGATGGATTATATTTCTGGTGGTGCAGATAGTCTTTTGAATCAAAACGCTAGTAGTAATCAAAGATATTATAGAAGATTTAATTATCCAAATACGTACAAAAGTTCAATGCGAATTTATAAATTTGAAAGGTATAATAAAAAAACAAATACGTTAACGTATCTCGATTATTCATTTACAAATGCTTTTCCAAAATCTTTAGCGGCAACACCAGTTAATTCTGGAGACTCCGAACTTCTAAAGGTTACGGTTACGATGAACTATGATAGGTATCGTGTTCTTTCGGATGAAGTTTCTTTGCCTGAAGATTCACCACCACCACCGCCAGGTCCACCAGCGCCACCACTTGAAAATGGCAATAGTGGTAGAATAAAACAACTACAAATTTTGGCTAAGAGAGGAACCATATCAAATGCTCAGAGAATTGAACTACAAGAATTAACGAGTCCAAAACCACCATCACCTCAATAATTGGTCGATAAATAATTATAACTGAATTTTTTGGGTTATTATGCCTTTACCAAAGATCTCTACGCCAACATATGAGTTGGAATTGCCTTCTACTGGAAAGAAAATTAAATATCGTCCCTTTCTGGTAAGAGAAGAAAAGATTCTAATCATGGCATTAGAATCTGAAGATACAAAACAAATTTCTAGAGCAATCGTTCAAATTTTATCTGATTGTATTATTACCAGAGGATTTAAGGTTGCCGATCTTTCTACTTTTGATATTGAATATTTGTTCCTGAATGTTCGCGCCAAGTCAGTCGGTGAGACTGTAGAAGTGAACGTAACTTGTCCTGATGATGGTGAGACATCCGTTCAAATGGAAATTAATATTGATGATATTAAAGTACAAAAAGACCCATCACACAGTAATGTGATTAAACTTGATGATAGTCTTTCGATGAGACTGAAGTATCCATCTTTGGAACAATTTGTAGAAAACAACTTCGAAGTTAATGAACAAGAAGTTGATGTTGATAAGTCTCTGAGCATGATCACATCTTGTATTGATGTTGTCTATGATGATGAGGAATCATGGAATGCATCTGACTGCACCAAAAAGGAACTTAAAGAGTTCGTGGAGCAGATGAATACAAAGCAGTTCAAAGAAATTGAGAACTTCTTTATCACCATGCCAAAACTCTCTCATACTATTAAAGTGATGAATCCAAACACAAAAGTTGAGAGTGATGTTGTACTTGAGGGACTTGCAAGTTTTTTCACTTGAGTATGGCTCACACTAGTCTTGAGTCATACTATAATATTAATTTTCAGTTGATGCAGCATCATAAATACTCACTGACTGAACTTGAAAATATGATACCATGGGAACGCGAAGTTTATGTTGGATTACTTCAGAATTATATTGAAGAAGAAAATCTAAAGGCGCAGCAATCTAGTGGAATTTAATAGTCAGATCTATACAGCACCATCAATACCAAAAATGAGTAGAAGAAATATTTCTTCTGCTGTGGTTAGAGGTGCTCAGACTGTCTCTGGCGCTCCAAAATTAAAAAAAACTAAATTTAGTTTCTTCGGTTCTAGAAATAGACAGGTATCGGGAAAATCTTTACAGGTTGATAAATCTGTTGATACACTCCAAGAGACAAATAATATTCTTGTAGAAATACAGAAGCAATTAAGATTTGACTTTTTTAGTCGTATTACCGAAAGACAGCAAAATATTCGTAGATTTAAACAACAATCTTCAAGAGAGAAGGCTTTACTAAAAGAAAAGTCTATAGAAAGTGTTGGAAAGTTTGCTGGTGGAATTATAAAAACCTTTAGTAAGGTGATGGCTCCTGCCAAGAGTATCTTCCAAAGAATTCTAGATTTTTTCCAAATCATTCTAACTGGATTAATTGTCAATACTGCATTTAAGTGGTTAGAAAAGAAAGAGAATAGAGAAGCACTATCTAGATTCTTTAATTTTATTGCTGATCATTGGAAGTGGATACTTGGAACATTTGCAGTTGCTAAAATTGTTGGTTTAGTATTAAAACTAAAACGAATTGCAACCGCACTAGGACTTCTTGGTAGAGGTGGGACACCTGGCGGTGGAGTTGGTAATATTTGCCAACAGGTTATGAGTTGCTTTGCAACATCTGTTGTTCCTTTCTTATCGGCAAATCCAAGAGTTGTAAATCAACTTGGAACTTCTCTGTTGGGAAGTAGACAGTTCTTGACTGGGTTAGCACTTGCGTTCCCCACATTAGGATTGCCTTTGTTACCTGGATCTTCACCAACACCAGCACCAACACCGACACAATCCCCATTTAGTAAACCTGGATTTGATTGGGCAGGTTTTGCCGACGCAGTAAATCAAAGTGTTAGTAGTGGCGTTGCATTTACTGCCGCTGCTCTAATTGCTTTGGCATCGTTATTTGTTGTTCCAGCAGCAAAAGGTGGAACCATAGGAGAAATTCCTATGAAAAAGAAAAAATGTTCAGCATGTTCATTAGGATTCTCTCAAGGTGGATCCGTTGGTGGTAGAGGATCGGGAAACGTTGATAGTGTTCC